AGCGGTTTAAGATTGTTGAGGAGGCTATCAAGATGGGCTTTTCAGGAATTGGAGTTGCTGGTCAGTTTGTGCATGTTGACATCCGCGACCTTGACGGTAATGAGTCTCCTGTAATGTGGACGTACTAGCTTGACTGATTTAGCGGTTGAGCTGTTACCTTGGCAGCAGGAAGTCTGGGAGGACGCTACACGCTTTAAAGTGGTAGCTGCTGGTAGACGTACAGGAAAGAGTAGGTTAGCTGCTTGGAAGCTGATTATCAGTGCGTTGTCAGACAAGAAAGGTCAGGTGTTCTACGTTGCCCCTACACAGGGTCAGGCTAGAGACATTATGTGGCAGTTGTTGCTGGAGCTAGGACACAATGTCATATCATCAGCACACGTCAACAACCTACAGATTAAGCTGATCAACGGCTGTACCATCTCTCTGAAGGGTGCTGACAGGCCAGAGACCATGCGTGGTGTTAGCTTGAAGTTCCTGTGTATGGATGAGTACGCAGACATGAAGCCAGAGGTGTGGGAGCAAATCCTACGCCCTGCCCTAGCGGATCAGAAGGGTGAGGCGTTGTTCATTGGTACGCCTATGGGTCGTAATCACTTCTACGACTTGTATACGTACTCAAGCGTAGGTAAGGATGAGGACTGGATAGGTTATCACTTTACCAGCTACGACAACCCGCTGCTAGACCCTGAAGAGATCAAAGCGGCTGAGAAGAGTATGTCAGCCTTTAGCTTCCGTCAGGAGTTTATGGCTTCCTTTGAGGCTCATGGCAGTGAACTGTTTAAAGAAGAAGATGTACAATTTAGTGAGGAAGAGCCTACTGATGGCGCTTATTACATTGCTGTCGATTTGGCAGGATTTGCAGATGTCCAGAAAGTTACCACAAAAACTAAAAGACTCGACCAGACAGCTATTGCAGTGGTCAAAGCTGGGGTGGACGGTTGGTGGGTCGCTAATATCATACATGGCCGTTGGGGCGTCAAAGAGACTGCCAGAAGAATCTTCGACGCAGTCAGAGACTACCAACCAGTCGCAGTAGGTATTGAAAAAGGAGCGTTGAAGAACGCTGTCTATCCTTACCTGAACGATATAATGAAGCAGAACCAACGCTTCTTTAGAATTGAAGAGTTGACACACGGCAACAAGAAGAAGACAGATAGGATCGTGTGGGCGCTACAGGGCCGTATAGAACACGGCAACTTAACACTCAACAAAGGCAAGTGGAATGCTCAGTTCTTAGACGAGTTATTTCAGTTCCCTAATCCATTAGTCCACGATGACTTGATAGATGCGTTGGCGTACGTAGACCAGTTAGCTAAGGTTGCATACGCTATAGACTATGAAGAAGACGACTACGAATACTTAGATAAATACGCAGGGTACTAACTATGTTAGAGTCAGAAAAAGAATTTACACTAGAGGAGTCTGTAGAAGGCTGGGTAATGGAGAAGTGCGATGGATGGCGCGATCATTACGAAGCTAACTATTCAGAAAAGTTTGACGAATACTACCGCCTATGGCGTGGTCAGTGGGCAGCGGAAGACTCTACTCGTGCCTCAGAGCGTTCTAAGATTATATCCCCTGCGCTACAACAGGCTGTTGAGTCCTCCGTAGCGGAGTTAGAAGAAGCATCCTTTGGTCACGGCAAGTGGTTTGACATTAAAGATGATGTCTATGATCAAGACCCCAGAGACATAGCTACCTTGCGTATGGCTTTGGATCAAGACTTTACTAAAAACAAGATACGTAAGGGTGTTGCAGAGTGTCTTATCAATGCAGCCGTTTTTGGTACAGGCATTGCTGAAGTAGTTTTAGATGAAGAAAAAGAAATGGCCCCTGCTACTTCCCCTGTTATGGGCGGAGAGATGCAGGCAGTAGGTGTTAATGTACGAGACCGTACCTGCGTTAAGTTACGTCCTGTAATGCCTCAGAACTTCCTGATTGATCCAGTAGCTACATCTATAGAAGATGCTTTAGGTTGTGCAGTAGATGAGTTTGTATCTACACATAAGGTACAAGAGTTACAAGAGAAGGGTGTATATCGTGAAGTTGATTTGACTGAAGCATCTCCTGACTTTAACATTGAGCCAGATCAAGACTTAACTACTTTTTCAGATGATAAGATTAGACTGACTAAATACTACGGCTTAGTTCCGCGTCATCTATTAGAGAAAGCTATAGAAGATGAGGATGCAGAGGAAACAGAGACTGTAAACCTAACTGACGAAGATCAAGATGAAGACTCTTACTACGTAGAAGCTATGGTAGTAGTAGGTAACAATGGTGTTCTTCTTAAAGCTACAACTAATCCTTACATGATGCAGGATCGTCCTATCGTCGCATTCCCGTGGGATGTCGTTCCTAGCCGCTTCTGGGGTAGAGGAGTATGTGAGAAAGGCTATAACTCACAAAAGGCGTTAGACACGGAACTACGCGCTAGAATCGACGCTCTAGCACTAACTATACACCCAATGATGGCTATGGACGCAAGTCGTATGCCTAGAGGTGCAAAGCCAGAGATTAGACCCGGTAAGATTATATTAACTAACGGAAACCCTGCTGAAGTATTACAACCGTTTAACTTTGGCAACGTAAGTCAGGTGACATTTGCTCAAGCACAAGCTCTACAAACTATGGTACAAACGGCAACGGGCGCTATTGATAGTGCTGGTATCGCTGGTTCTATCAACGGAGACTCTACTGCTGCTGGTATTTCTATGTCGCTTGGCGCTATCATCAAGCGTCACAAGCGTACCCTGATTAACTTCCAAGAAGCGTTCCTTATTCCTTTTATTCAAAAAGCTGCTTGGCGTTACATGCAGTTTGAACCTGAGCTGTATCCTGTAGGAGATTACAAGTTCCATACGTCTAGCTCGTTGGGCATTATTGCTCGTGAGTATGAGGTTACACAGCTTGTACAGTTGTTACAAACCATGTCACCAGACACGCCTATGTATCCTAAGCTGGTGATGTCTATCATTGACAATATGAATCTGTCTAATCGTGAAGAGTTGATACAGGTACTAGAGCAGGCTAATACTCCTGATCCACAAGCACAGCAGGCAGCACAGCAAGCACAAGAAGCAGCACAACAAGCACAGTTGGCATTTCAAGCATCACAAACGGCTGCGCTTAATGGACAGGCTCAAGAGTCTGCTGCACGAGCTGCGAAACTACAGGCAGAAGCTCAGGCTGTACCTGTTGAGCTTGAGATAGATAAGATGAAAGCTGCGTCTACTAACTTAGATGTTGGTGACGCTGATGACAAAGAGTTTGAAAGACGCTTACGTATTTCAGAGCAACTCCTTAAAGAGCGTGAAGTAGCGGTCAAAGAGGGTAAAGTTAGTCCACAAGGATCAATACAGTAATGGTTACAACTAGAGAATTTGAAGACGTAGTTAAGCAAGTTAATGTTATGTTTGACAAGTTAAATAAAAAAATTGACAAGCTAGAGAAACAGATAGGAGAGTCAAGTGCCAGCAAAAAAAGACCCACGACTAGCAAGAGCCGGAGTTAGCGGTTATAACAAACCTAAGCGAACACCTAATCATCCAAAGAAAAGTCATGTAGTTGTAGCCAAAGAAGGCGATAAAGTTAAGACTATACGCTATGGACAGCAGGGTGTATCAGGAGCTGGCAGTAGTCCTAAGACAGCAGCAGAGAAGGCAAGACGTAAATCTTTTAAAGCACGCCACGCAAAGAACATTGCAAAAGGTAAGATGTCAGCGGCCTATTGGGCTAATAAATCTAAGTGGTAAACGTTTAAGTATACATATAAATGCACAGTGTCAATGTACATATAAACACAACAGGAGAATACTATGCCATACGGTAAAGGTACATACGGTAGTAAAGTAGGTCGTCCACCTAAAAAGAAGACAGCGGCAAAGCCTAAGAAGAAGCCAGTTAAAAGAGGCAAGTAACATGCCAGCCAAGAAGTCTACAGTAAACAAAGCAGGGAACTACACTAAGCCCACTATGCGGAAGAACTTGTTTAACAAGATCAAAGCAGGTACTAAAGGTGGCAAGGCTGGTCAATGGTCTGCTAGGAAAGCTCAGATGTTAGCCAAGGAGTATAAGGCAAAAGGCGGAGGCTATAAGTAATGGCACTAAAAGAATCACAGAAGTCTTTAAAGAAGTGGACAAAGCAGAAGTGGCGTACACCCTCTGGTAAACCTAG